ATATTATAGACAATTTCCACGTTCTGAAAAGCATGCCTTTAGAGACGAAACAGTTAATTCATTATTTAATTTAAGTAAAATATACGAACAAATTGATTTTAATGAAGAAATGACTATGAGTGGCTATGTTGTTCGTGGCGGTTTTTCATGGAAGAATGGAATAAAGGATAGTGAAGTTGTTTGGACACCAATGCGCAACGGTAGGTTTTTAGTTAGCTGGATACCACCTAAGCATTTGCGTAATAATGTAATAGAAAAAAGTGGAATTAAATATCCAGGCAATGATGGCCTTGGCGCTTTTGGTTGTGATTCTTACGATATTTCGGGAACTGTAGGAGGCGGAGGATCTAATGGGGCTTTACATGGTTTAACAACATTTTCAATGACCGAAGATGTACCTAACACAAAGTTTTTTTTAGAGTATATCGCTAGACCACAAACTGCTGAAATATTTTTTGAAGACGTACTTATGGCAATGATATTTTATGGAATGCCAATACTAGCGGAAAATAACAAGCCTAGACTATTATATCATATTAAAAGAAGAGGTTATAGAGGTTACTCTATGAACCGCCCAGATAAACTAAAAGCAAGATTATCTAAAACTGAAAATGAATTAGGTGGCATACCTAATACATCTGAAGATATAAAGCAAGCTCATGCTGCTGCTATAGAGTCTTATATAGAAGACCACGTTGGCAAGATCAACGAAGACTATGGCAATATGTATTTCCAGCGAACGCTTGAAGACTGGGCAACATTTGATATTTCAAAACGTACTGCACACGATGCTTCTATAAGCAGCGGATTAGCTATCATGGCATGCAGAAAACATTTATATAGACCAGCGCCTGTTAGGCAAAAAACAAAATTAAACTTTGGTTTTTCTAAATATAGAAACTCCGGAGCTAGAAGCGAGATAATAAAATAAATATGGCAAAGACTAAATCGCAAAGTTATGATTTTCCAAGTCAAGCTGTTTCGGACTCTGAAAAAAAATCAGTTGAATACGGAACAAAAGTAGCTAAGGCTATAGAGCAAGAATGGTTTAACCAAGGCCAGGGGATTACGGGAAAGTATTATTCTACTGGAGATGAGTTTCATAAATTACGGCTTTATGCTAGAGGAGATCAATCTGTTAAAAAATACAAAGATGAATTTGCTATAAATGGTGACTTATCTTATTTAAATCTTGATTGGAAACCAGTACCTATCATCCCTAAGTTTGTTGATATTGTTGTTAATGGAATGCAAGATAGGCTTTACACTATTAGAGCAAAAGGAGAAGATGCACTTTCTAATGATAAAAGAACAGCATATGTAGAAGCTGTAGAGCGTGATATGAATGCCGCAGCTATGCTTGATTTAGTTGAAAACGAGTTAGGTGTTGATGTTAGAAATATAGAAAAACAAGATCTTCCTAAAAGCTCAGAAGAGTTTGATTTATATATGCAGCTTAATTATAAGCAAAGCGTTGAAATTGCAGAAGAACAAGCTATACAAAACATTTTTAATTTTAATAAATACGAATACTTAAAAACTCGTGTAGATTATGATTTAACAGTTTTAGGTATAGGAGCAATGAAACATTCTTTTAATAATACAGATGGTGTTAAATTAGATTATGTTGATCCTGCAAATTTAGTATATTCATATACTGAGGACCCATATTTCAATGACGTATATTACTTTGGAGAAGTTAAAAAAGTTAAATTAAACGAGCTTAAAAAACAATTCCCTTCATTAAATAACGAAGAGTTTGAAGAAATATCTAAAAAGAGTAATAGCTGGGCTAATTACAATATGAACTTTAATGACAGTAAAAATAATGATACTGATGAAAATAATGTAGCTACAGTACTTTATTTTAATTGGAAAACATGGGGAAATAACGTATACAAAATTAAAGAAACGTCTACAGGTGCAGAAAAAGCAATTAAAAAAGACGATAGCTTTGATCCACCAAAAGATAAAAGAACTAGATTTCAAAGAGTTGCAAAAGCGGAAGAAGTATTATATGAAGGCGTTTATATTTTAGGGCAAAACAAACTTTTAAAATGGCAAAAAGCTAGCAATATGATTAGACCTAATTCAAATGTGAATAAGGTTCTTATGAATTATATTGTTTGTGCGCCAAGAATATATAAAGGTAAAATAAACTCTTTAGTTTCCAAAATGACGCCATACGCTGATTTAATTCAGTTAACGCATTTAAAACTACAGCAGGCGATACAAAGAATGACACCATCAGGTGTTTATCTTGATGCAGATGGCTTAGCTGAAATTGATTTAGGTAATGGAACATCATATAACCCACAAGAGGCGTTAAATATGTATTTCCAAACAGGATCTATTATAGGTAGATCTTTAACTGTTGAAGGTGACCCAAATCCTGGTAAAGTTCCAATTCAAGAGTTACCTGGAGGTGGAGGTAATCAAGTACAGCTTCTTATTGGTGCTTATAATCAGTATCTACAAATGATACGTGATATAACCGGGCTAAATGAAGCTAGAGATGGTTCAGACCCGGATCCTAAAGCCTTAGTAGGTGTACAAAAAATGGCTGCTGCCAACAGCAACGTGGCAACAAGACACATATTAGACTCGAGCATGTTTATAACTAAAAAGCTTGCTGAATGTATATCGTTAAGGTTTAAAGATGTTTTAGAATTCCATCCCACAAGAGAAATTTTTATAAATTCAATTGGTAATTTTTCAGTAGGTGCATTGAAAGAATTGAGCAAGTTACATTTGCATGATTTTGGTATATTTTTAGATTTAGAGCCTGATGAAGAAGAAAAGTCTAGATTAGAAACTAATATACAGATGGCTTTAACGCAAGGAAGTATATTTCTTGAAGACGCTATTGATATTAGACAAGTTAGAAATATAAAACTAGCAAATCAACTTTTAAAGCTTAGAAGAATACAGAAGCAACAAGCGGATGCACAACAATCTCAAGCCGCAGCAGTAGCACAAGCTGAAGCTCAAGGTCAGGCACAAATTCAAATTGAAGAGGCAAAAGTGCAAGCCACACAAATTGCAACTGAATCTAAAATCCAAATTCAAAAAACTGAAAATGAATTAGATATTAAAAAGATGCAATATGAAGCTTCTACCAAAAAAGAATTAATGCAGTTTGAATATGATTTAAATGTTAAGCTTAAAGAACTTGAACTTTCAGCTCAAAAAGAACTTGTTGAAAAACAAAGTGAAACACAAGAAAGAATAGCGGATAAAAAGAATATATCTGTTAGTTCTATAGCTGGTCCACCGAGGACAGAAAAACCAAAAAAGTCCTTTGAATCAAAAGGCAATGACGTTTTAGGAGGTTTTGATTTATCCAGATTTGAAGCTAAGTAAAATTACTAATTATCTTATTATATATTATGGAACAAGAGAACATTGAAGTAAAAGCTGTTGATGGTATTGAAAACACAACAGCTCAAGAAAAAGAAGCGGCTGTAATTGAACAAGCTGTTGAAAGCGGGGACGTTAGTCCTGAGTATGGTTTTCAAGATGATGGAACATACAAAGTTAATTTGGATAAACCAATAAACACAGAAGAAAATGCCATTCAAGAGTCAAGCCCAGAGGAAGTACCTTTACGCGACGAACCCGAGGTTAGCGGAGAAGTTCAGCAAGAAAACGGGCAAGAACCAAATGAAGAACCTGCCGAGCAGAGTGACGAGCAGGGGTCGCCGTTAGAGCTTATAACAGATGAAACGCCTCCAACGCCTGAATCTATTGAAGAAAAAATAGTTGAAGCAGTTGAAGAGGCAGAGGAAAAAAATATTGAAATGCCGGAAGATATTCAAAAGCTAGTAAGCTTTATGGAAGAAACAGGTGGAAATCTTGAAGACTATGTTAGTCTGAATAGAGATTTTTCAACTCTTGAACCCACAAGCTTAGTTTACGAATATTTAAAAGCAACAAAGCCTCATTTAGACGATGCGGACATTTCATTCATGATGCAAAATAAATTTGGATATGATGAAGAAATGGCAGATGAAAGTGAGACTAAAGCTAAGCAATTAGCATTTAAAGAAGATTTATATAAAGCACAAAATCATTTTAATACTACAAAAGAAAAATATTACGCTGATCTTAAGTTAAGAAAGCAAAGTGATGTTCCAGAGGAGTATAAAGAAGCTTTTGACTTTTATAAACAAGCAAAAGAATCAGAAACTATTAACAACCAAAATTCTGAATATTTTCAACAAGCAACCAATAAAGTTTTTAACGAAGAGTTCAAAGGTTTTGACTTTAAAGTTGGCGACAAAAAGTATAGGTTTAAAGTTGAAAATTCCGAAAAAGTTAAAAGTAAACAATCAGATTTGTCAAATTTTGTATCTAATTTTTTAGATCCAAACTCAGGCAAAATAACAAAGCCATTAGAATATCATAGAGCTTTGTTTGCAGCAGAAAATGTAGATAAAATAGCTAACCACTTTTATGAGCAAGGCCGTGCCGACGCTTTAAAAAATAGTGCTAAGCAATCTAAAAATATTGATATGTCACCAAGACAGGACGCTGCATCACAAAACCAATATTCTAATAGCCCGGTTAGGGTTGTAACTTCTAATGATTCTGATAAATTGCGCATAAAATGGAAATAAACAATTATTAAAAACTTTTTATTATGGCTTTTACAGGCGGTATACCAGCTGCTTTGCAACCAACACAAGGCAAAGCATTATATGCTGGAAATTACATTGATTTTACAGACAGCTCATTTAATATGTGGGCACAACAATTCTTACCAGATGTTTACGAACAAGAAGTAGAGCGTTACGGAAATCGCTCTATTGGATCTTTCCTTCGTATGGTATCTGCTGAGATGCCTACCACTTCAGACCAAATTATCTGGACTGAACAAGGTAGATTACACACACGTTACGCAAACCTACAGTGTGTAGGTAATGCTGGAACGATGCCAACATCAGGATCTACTCCTGCTGCTGTTGCTCAAGCTGCTAATGGTGGTGCGGTACTTAATTTTCACGTACCAGCTGCACAACCTACTAGCTTAGGATTAACTACACAAGGAACAACTGCTTGCAACTTCCGTAAAGGACAAACAGTAATGGTTCAAGCACAATCTTCAGCTACTTCAGCTGTTGGTGGTTCTGATGCAGTTATCAAGGGTATTATTACTAACGTAGTTGGACAGCACTTCCAAGTTAAAACTTTTAAAGGGCACGCTGCTATTACTACAGCTCAGCGCTTTACTGCTTTAGCTTACGGTTCTGAATTCGCTAAAGGGTCTTCAAACTTCACTGAAAAGCTAGATCCTAGCTACGCTACTTTCGCTAACAGCCCAGTTATTTTAAAAGAGCACTATTCTATCAACGGTTCTGACACTGCTCAAATCGGATGGATTGAAGTTTCTTCTGAAAATGGAGCTAGCGGATACTTATGGTACCTAAAGTCTGAGCACGAAAACAGACTACGTTGGGAAGATTATTTAGAGATGAGTATGGTTGAAGGCGTGGAGCAGGCTAATACAGGTGCTACACTTGATTTTTACGATGCTAACATCACTGCTACTGCTAAAGGAACTGAAGGTTTCTTCGCTGCAATCGAATCTCGTGGTAATGTATATTCTGACTTTGGTGCACAATCTACAGGTGGAGCATTAACTGATTTTGATGCTGTACTTAAGCAGTTAGATAAGCAAGGAGCTATTGAAGAAAACATGCTTTTCTTAAACCGTGATCTTTCTTTAGAGATTGATGATATTTTAGCTCAACAAAACGGTGGATATTCTGGAGGAACTTCTTTCGGAGTATTTAACAATTCTGAAGATATGGCTCTTAACTTAGGGTTTACAGGATACCGTCGTGGGTCTTATGACTTCTACAAAACTGACTGGAAATACTTAAACGACTGGTCTACAAGAGGTGGTTTCAAAGATATTGAAGGAGTACTAGTACCTGCTGGAACTTCAACAGTATATGACCAACAACTTGGAGCTAACATCAAGCGTCCATTCTTACACGTACGTTACCGTGCTTCGGAAACTGACAACCGTAAGAACAAGTCTTGGGTTACTGGATCTGTTGGTGGGGCTACTTCATCTCCAATTGATGAAATGAGAATGCACTACTTAAGTGAAAGATGTCTTATTGCACAAGCTGCTAACAACTTCGTATTGTTTAAAGCTTAAGAGTATTTAGTGGAATTACCCTCGTTATAAACACGGGGGTAACTTCTACTTTTAATTATTATATTATATTTTATATTATGTCAACAAAAACTACAAAAGCTAGCCCTGAAACGGGTTGGGAAATAAAAGATCGAACTTATATTTTAAAAGGTAATAGGTCTCCAATAACATGGACAATACAATCAAAGCATACTTCGCGTAAGCCTTTGTTATACTTTGATGAAGTAAAGGGTGAAAATAAAGAAATCAGATATGCTACAAATCAAAAATCATTGTTTGTAAATGAACAAGATGGTTTCGCAACTCTTGGCCATATAATTTTTTTAGATGGTGTTTTAGAAGCACCAAGACAAATGCAAAGCTTACAAAAGCTATTATCATTATATCATCCATTAGCAAATGTGCTATGGGAAGAAGTTGACGAAGCAGCTGAAGCAGCTGATGAAGTTGAAGTAATGGAATTAGAAATTGAAGCTTTAAGTTTAGTTAGATCTTTAGATATTGAACATTTAGAAGCTATAATGAGAACTGAATTAGGTTCTTCAGTAGCAACTATGACTTCAAAAGAATTAAAACGTGATGCGTATAGATTTGCGCAAAACAATCCAACGCTTTTTATCGAGCTTTCAGAAGATGAAGATATTAAATTAAGGAATTTAGCAAACCGAGCTGTTGAATCTGGAATTTTACAACTTACTGATGAAAATACAGTATTTAAATTTCCTAACGGCAAAAAGGTGATGACTGTTCCTTTTGACCAACATCCGTATGGTGCATTAGCACAATACTTTAAAACTGATGAAGGCGTTGACCTTATGAAGTCAATTATGAAAAAACTTTCATAATACTACCAGATATAAGGCAAGAAATTAGCCTTATATCACCTAACTAAAAATATACTAATGATAAATATAAACGATGTATACAAAACTGTTCTTGTTATAATTAACAAAGAGAATAGAGGTTATATTACACCGGAAGAATTTAACAGATTATCAGCTCTTGCCCAAAATGAAATATTTGAAGGATACTTTAATAGGCAAGTAATGTATGAGTCTGGTATAAACGTACAAACAGACTTTTCAGATCCAGTACTTACTAACTCTGAAAAAATAAATGTTTTTTACGGATCTTCTTCTTTGACAGAATCAAATGAAGTTTTTGCTTTTCCATCTGATTTTTATAAATTAGGTGTTGTTTCTGTTAATGGATCTACTGCAGATTTTGTATCACACGAAGATCTTAAGTATATAACATTATCCCCGCTAACTTATCCTGCAACAACACAACCAGTGTACGCGATTGTAGGAAACGGCATTAAAATATTGCCTAGCTCAATAAGTTCTGGGGTTACATTAGAGTACCTTAAAAAGCCTATAAATCCTAAATGGGGTTATATAATGCCAACAGCTTCTCAGATAGCTGCAGGCGTTCCTAATGAGCCCATATACGATACTACGGCCTTTGATCCAAATACAGATAGTTATACCGCAACAGCTAAATCGTATAATTTTGATTTGCATGCTTCCGAGCAAAATAATCTAGTAATGAAAATATTATCGTATGCTGGTGTAGTTATAAAACAAGCAGATATATCTGGATTTGCACAAGGTAAAGATCAACAACTACAAGCAACTGAACAATAATGGCAATATCAAGAAAACCTTTAGACGTAGATAACTATTCAGCCGCAGAAGGCGGTAATGGAAGCGCTATACCAGGATACTATAGTAGAGTTAATTTAAATGATATAATTAACAATTTTATAGTTGGATACACAGGAGATGGAAAGATTTTGCCTAAAATTCCAAGGTATGAAGTTGCATTCTGGGCCCAAAGAGCGGTACAAGAGTTTAGCTATGATATTTTTCATGCAGAAAAGAACATGGAAATAGAGCTGAGCAGCACTTTGCAAATATCGTTACCATCAGATTACGTAAACTATGTTGATATATCTTGTTTAGATGCTGATGGTAATTTAAGACCTTTGCAAAATAGCAAACGATTAAAGGCCACAAAATCAGCCTCACAAGATCAAGATTATAATTACATATATGACCAAGAAGGTAACATAATATATGAAGAAACATCTCAAACCTTAAAACAATTTGGTAAAAGTGAAATTTCAACTAAAAAACAAAATTACGAAAGTGATGAATATGATGTAAGAGATGAAGTTTACGGCGCAAAATATGGCTCAGAACCAGAGCGCGCAAATGCAAATGGCACTTATGTATTAGATTTAGAAGCGGGTAAAATTTACTTTGATTCAATGTTTGGCGAGGGAGATATAATAGTTTTAAGTTATATTTCTGACGGACTTGGAAATAACGGTGATTTTAATAATGTATTAGTACCCAAGCTAGCTGAAGATGCTGTTTATGCTAATATATTATACAATTTGTCTAAGCTAAGACCCTCGGCTAGCGGTGCTGCAGGGCTGTATAAAAAAGAAGCATACGCTAAAATGCGTAATGCTAAGATACGGCTATCTAATATGAAAATAAAAGAAATTGCACAAGTATTAAGAGGTAAGTCTAAGTGGATTAAACATTAAATTTATGCCAGAAATTAAAAGAGTCTTTAGCGCGAGTCGAATGAATCGCGATTTAGATGATAGACTATTGCAACCCGGTGAATACCGAGAAGCATTGAATATAAATGTAAGCAAGTCAGAAGGCTCTGATTCAGGCGCTATTGAAAATTTATTAGGTAATAAATTAGTATATGACGCATCAGGCATTGCAAACGCAAAAGTGATTGGGCAATATAAAGACACTGGTAATGAAAAAGTGTTTTATTATTTAACTAATAACGATCAATACGATCACAGCAACCCGTCTAATAAAAAGTCACAAATAATTCAATATGATCAAAAAGCGGGCA